ATAAATACTTTTTGAAGGAATTGAAATACCATGCTCCATGGGCTGCTTGAACGTGTAGTACAGTGACCCCTGGAACGTGCTTAAAATATCTACATTGTTGAGAGTGATTTTAGCCGTGTCAATCACGTCAACGTAATTGGACACACCCGAAGGGAAGTTTAATTGAATTCCAGTTTGAATATATTGGGTCGTGTATCCGTAGTCGTATCTGGAATCTGAATAAACGCCCGATGACACGTCTTCGTAATTTTTGTTTCTAAAAAACCAAGCGAGGGTCTGGACAGGGAAGGAGGCGGTGAGTTGGAGCTGCGGGTTGCCGGCCGAGAATGTGAGGGTCGACTCCTTCTTGACTCGGTTCACGATGTACTTGAGGGGGGTATTTGTGTAATATAACTTTTCTGCATTTTCCAATAAAATTTCCTCCGTAACGAGTTTGGGCAAGATGAGGTCGGTAGTGTGAGGTGCGGCGACGTTGCACCACCACGTGTTTGGTTGGAACGTGAAACGCACGTAGAGTCTCTGATTCCACATTGCGCACAATGGGAAGTAAGGCCGGCGGAGGCGCTCGTCGTCATGTGCGTTGTGGGACTTGCGCCGACAGAAGAAGAATTCCAAAGGGATGATGTAGTCTGTCTGGACCTGTGAATTTATATTAGATCCACCGACGGCTTGGAACATTCCGAGTTGTTCATCAGCGTCCAGAAACAGCTGGTCACGAATGATGTACCAGTCGTCGTACAGAGTCTCTATGACTGTTTCATTCACAAGAAGATCCACCTGCTTTATCAAGGCTCTGCCAATCTGGTCGGAATATTTCGCACCCGTCGGAAGAGCTGGCATCGTCACCTTCAGGTACATGTTGGACAAGAGATGGCCAAGCTCAGTGGGTAAGAGTTCGATCTGAATAGTCTGACCCTGGTAATATGGATTGGGTGGAGGGAACGGGATGACTCGTTGGTACATGACGGAATTGGTGTGCCGTTTGAATTCTGGATTCCACTGCGACTTTGAGAAATCTTCTAGAAGAAGGTGGTCCTCCTGCGGACCGATGGCGTTGATGGCCATCACGGAACCTGTACTAAAACCTTTGCCACTCACTTCATCGTATTGTCCATTCTCTTGATTTTTGCACTTGAATCCAGTGTTGAGATCACGCAAAGGGACGGCTGATTGCCCACCTCTCACGTTCTGATTAATTTCAATTTGAAATTTCCTCAGACTCACCTCTATGGCCGTATCATAATTTGTAAATTTGGCGGGAACAAATGTGCTCATGAACCCCGGTTCTTTTGCGACGCCCTTGGTGGTAACGGACTCCGTGGTATTTTCGGGTATGCTTCCGTCAATTGGGTCTAGTATTGCAAAAATTTCTACAATCAATACGGTTTCACCACCCTTAACCACCTTGCCTTGAGAAAATGTCTCGGGCATCGTCACGTAACGTTGGTTATCGTTATATGATACTACGCGGCACGGGCCATCAAATCCTTGGAGATCCTCAACCGTCCATCCCACACCAAAACCAGCTGGCGGCTCCTCTTCAAAAACGAATTTCGTGACGTTCTGAACCACATCATAATATCCCTTGATGACTCCTTGGCGCTTCGTAGATGTGTAATTGAATCTTCCGGGTGGATAAAGAATTGCACCCGTTACGGCCTGGTAAGGAGATACGGTTTGTTCAGTATCGGACTGTACATTGAAAGACCACACGTATGATTCCGATGTGAGATTTGAAATGGCCACCGTTCTTGGATCCATTTTGATATTTAAATCGGGTGCGTCACCCACCACGAGTTGGCCGGATAGGCCGGTTATACCAATCGCTGTCCACTCTTTTTGTATGTACTCTCTATCTTGATTATTGGTGGTGGCGTAAAACGTCACGTTGCTCTGACCAGATAGTAAATAAAACCCGTTTATTTCAACAGGATTCAACACAACTTCAAGTGGAGGCTGCGTCGGGGACGGTGCTGGCGAGGGTGGGATGAGTACAGGCAACTCTGGAATGTCCACGCCTTTGAAATAATTCACAACATCTTTTTGAATTTTTCTTTCAAAATTAAGAACGTTTTCAAATGCTTGGGGCGCCTTTTTGAAGAAGGCGACTACTGGAGCTTGGGCTTTGCGCTCCAACTCTAGAATATTGTCAAAGGCCTGCTTGGCCATCTCTAAATTTCACTCAGGTTATTTTTCCACATCTGAACCACAGTCATCGCCTTGAGGCGGGTGTGGTCCTGCCGCTTGGCTTTGCAGAGTGCCTCGAGCTTCGCCACCTCTTCCTTCGTGTACTGATACGTCTTGATGTCCAGGAGCTTGACGTGAAAAGCCTCGGCAAACTTCAATGCTGTGAACTGCCGAGTAATCTCGGTCATGGGGACATTCATCACCCTGAAGCTCCCATCCACAACCCCACCGATGAATCTGGCCTTCTCGTCTAGCCAGTTCACCTCCGCCTCAATCTGCTTGAGCTGCCACGCCTTGCGCTTCTTGTAAACGCTCAAGCGAATCTCCAAATAGTCCACAAGGATCTCCTCGGGGCTGTTGTACTTCTTGACGGCTCCGTTCGGTCCGATGAGGTACATATTTGAGGTGTGGATCGTCTTGGTCAGGCCGAGCTCCTTGAGTGCATCGTCACCCGTGAATCCCCAGATGCGGAAATCAGGCGTGGTCTCCGTTGAGTGATTCTCAAATTTCTGGATGGTGCCCTTCTCAAGCAGAGCATCCAGGTGCTCTTTGAAGTCTTGGATCCACCGACCTGGTGGCAGCTCGGTCACGTGGAGCTGAGCCCCCTCAACCGCAACAACCCCCTCCATCACCCACGTATGGTCCTTCGTCTTGGTGATCTTGCCCTTGAATCCCTTGAAGTGTGGGACCATGGGCGCCATAGCAACCTGATCAAGTGCACATATGATGTTGTGCTTGATGATTGACAGATCGTACGGAGGGACATAGCAGCTGAAACCTGTGCCGATACCCTCGGCACCGTTCACCAGAATCATAGGCACGATGGGCGCATAGAACTCGGGCTCCACCTGCTGACCATCGTCCAACACGTGCTTCAGGACTGCATTGTCGGATGGATCAAAAATCTTGCGCGTTTGTGGGCTGAGCCGTGTGAAGATGTAACGGGAGCTGGCCGCATCCTTGCCACCCGCTAGGCGCGTACCGAACTGCCCCGACGGCTCGAGGAGGTTGAGGTTATTCGCACCCACGAAATTCTGAGCCAAATTTACAATGGTACCCTGCAGACTCGTCTCGCCGTGGTGGTATGCAGTTTGCTCGGCGATGTATCCCGCCAGTTGGGCCACCTTCATGTCCCCCATGAGGTTCTTCTTCAGACAGGCGTATATCACTTTGCGTTGCGAAGGTTTGAGGCCGTCCGCGACGTGGGGAATGGACCGCTTGATGTCCTCGGCGCTAAAGTTTGCGAGATCGCGGTGAACAAACTCCGTGATGGGCAAGGCCTTGATGTGCCCATACGGCACGCCAGGAGGTGGGCTCGCCATGTGATTCGTCAACCACCCCTTGCGGTCGTCAGCTTGGGACTTGGCGAATGCCAGGCTCATGGACTCATTCATTTTTGAATCGGAATTGAAGGCGACCGTCAGTTGCTCAATTTTTTGGAAATATTCCTTGGCCTCTGCCGACGTGCTTGTGCCCAGACCCTTGTAGTACTTGATTCCGTTCTGGCCGACCGTGACCCGCCCTGCTTCTTGTGCGGTTCGGAACTCCTCCTCCGTGAAGTACCAGACGCGCCCCGCCTTGATGACGGGGGTGACCATGGACACGACAAAGCCCAGCTCGATCAGCTTCGGCCAATACACATGGAACATGTTCAGCACTAGGCCCTTGATGTGGCTCCCGTCCAGGTCGGCGTCCGTCATGATCATCAACCGGCCGTAACGCAATTCTCTTACAGAATTATAGACCTTACCATGCTGGAGCCCGAGGATCTTCTTCAGACTGGAAAATTCCTCATTCTCTGTCACCTGTTTTACAGTAGCATCCCGCACATTGCGAGGCTTACCCCGGAGTGGAAACACGCCATAAGCGTTGCGCCCCACCACGCTAAGCCCAGCAATGGCCAGAGCCTTGGCCGAGTCTCCCTCCGTAATAATCAGAGTGCAGTCGTGAGACCGATGAGTGCCGGCCCAGTTGGCGTCGTCAAGCTTGGGAATTCCCGTGATCCGCGACTTTTTGGACCCATCTGTCTTCTTGAGCTCTTTGTCGACCTTTGCGAGGCCGAGGGCGAGCAGGTCGTCCAGGACACCAGACGCCAGGACATCCTTGATGAATTTTGGTTTCAAATCAATGGCTTCTCCAATTTTTGAAGTGCATTCAGCCTTCGTCTGGCTTGAGAAGGTTGGATTGACAACGACCGCCTTCACAAACACAAAGAGGGCCGCCTTGATCTGAGCGGGTTTCACGGTTACGCGCTTGTCGGCCGCCAGAGCGTCACAGATGGCCTTTGTGACCTTGTCTACATGGCTACCACCCTTGGTCGTGGCGATCCCATTGACCCATGAACACTGCTGGAACGCTCCAGAAGTCGAGTGGCCGATCGCAATATCAAAATTCTCGGTGTGCATATGGGCCAGAGAGATTGTTCCCTCGTGCATCTTCGCGTACTCCTCCAGTGACGCAACCTTCAGCACCTTGCCGTTGAACGAAACCTTGGCCTTGGCGCACCACATGGCCGCGTCCCACGTGCGCTTCTCCACGAGGTTCATGAACTCTGCGGTCGGTCCCGACATTCCGAAGCGGGGCCAGTCGGGTGTGAAGCCGATGGTAACGTGGACACTTGAATTTTCATTTGAAATTTCAGGAGGGTCCACCTTGCTCATGTTCTCGGACCATTTTTGTTTGTAAATTTTCTTGCCATCGGAAATTTCAATCCAAAATTTTTTTGAAAATACATTAGCCAGCTTGGCACCGTACCCGTTCCGTCCACCGGTTACCCGCTGCTCATCATCATTATAGTTGGAACTGGTCAAAAGGTGCCCAAAGATGAGCTCGGGAATCCACATCTTTTCGGTCGCGTGTTTCTTGATCGGGATGGCGACTCCACAATTTTGAACTAAAATTGAATCCTTTGACATCTTGACTGAAATTTCGGTAACCTTCTTGGGATGCATGGACCACTGATCGATGGCGTTGACCAGAATTTCGTCGAAAATTTTCACAAGACCAGGTGAAACAGAAAGTTGAGAATGTGTGAACCCATCTCCGTCGCGAACCCAATATTGATTAGGTTCGGGAGGGAGGGATCCGACATATGTATCGGGTCGTTTGAGAATATGCTCAACGTGTGTGAGCCGTTCATAGCTCATATTAACTTAACAGGGTCTACTGCCTTTAGGTCACTGTGCGGCACAAGACCCTAATTTTTTCGGGTCACCAGGAACCACGTCACCGCGGCTGCGACCACGGTCCACCCCACAAGGTGGTCCACGCGGTTCATGAGGCCAATCTGTTCATCAGCCATCTTGTGGAATTCATCCTTGTACCCCTGGGGTTTGAAAGGAAGCCAGAACATACGACCGAACGGCACGATCGTGGGATCCAGCTTGTCACGACACGCATAAGCATAATCGTACCACGATAAAGCGATGTAAGGGAACCACAGCAGGAATGCGAGGACCCAGAGATTCTTGTGTGGGGCGAACCAATAACCCGCAGCAAGAAGCATGGTGAAGACCACACATTTAATGTTAAATGAGAAAGGGCGACCTGGAAAAATGCCACCGACCATCTCTTATTTCTATTTACTATTTAAAATTAAAACTGAAATTATGATCACGAGAAGAATGATGATGAGAATTTTAAAATCAAATTGAGGCTTGGCTGGAGCGCCGTCATTGGCCACGAGATTTGCAAGGGCGTCTTCATATGACAATTGCGTCTTGCCGAGGCGGATGTTCACTATGTTATGGACATCTACAGACCACTTGAAATAATCACCCGCCTCTGGTACCGGGTTCTCTTCGAGGACCTTCTCAAAATGCTGCCGACAAGATATACACGGTATAATGGCCTTGTACCCTTCTACGAATACCACGAGGGATTCGTAATCTGTGCACGCCAAACAGGCTATATGGAGAGTCATCCAAAAATGAGGCCCCCACTTGGTTGGAGGGATATGCATATCTAAACATTACTGAGAATTTTTTGAGACGACTAAGACCTCAATTCTATTACAAAATTCATACCGATCAATGTGTATACACTATTTTCAATAATATTAGCGTCCACAGCTGCGAGAGCGAATACAGTGTTGGACAATATCATTTTCCACGCGTTTGCGACATTGAAACTGTTAATGACTGGCTTGACCAAGTCTTAAGATTTGGTATCCGCGGCCTGAGCGTTCAGCGCCTCCTCAATAAGGGCGGCAGAACGGGCAACTGGAACATCCTCCTCGTCATCTGCGGGAACCTCGTCCTCCGTCTCGGGTTCGGGCTCTGGGACCGTCTCGGGTTCGGGCTCTGGGACCACCACGGGCTCGGGCTCTGGGACCGCACCAGGCTCTGGTGCGGCGGAGGCCACGGCTGGGACCAGAACCCACGAAGCGGGTGTGCTCGCCACGCGCAGAGACGCGGAGCACTCGTCGTACTGAATGATATGCTCATCATCCATTGAGATGGTGCCATCCACGATTTGCCACTTGACTGGCCAGTCGCCCTCGATAATCTTGTTCCCTGCAATGCGAAGAGGCATACCGGTCTCGGTGTTTACAATGGCGCCATCGGTATTGTAAATATATAAGGAGCCTTTTTCGGCGAGGCGGATGCGGTGACCTGCATCAACCTCCCAGAAAAGACCGGACACTGGATCCTGAACACGGAATGCCATTTATAAGTAGTTGATATTAATTTCTCTTGAAAAATGACGAAACATCACTCACCGCCTCAAATCCACCAACGACCGCCTTGCCTTGGTTGGACAGACTTGAAAAGAATGTCATGAACAAAATTGCAATAATAATTATGAGAGTAGCCACCCCCACAAGTCCCCATCCCATGCCCTTGGGTACTGGACCCATGCTAGCACTCGCTGGGTTGGCTGGATCATAGTACACGGTCACGCTCTGACCCTCCGTTGAATTAGCCGGCCATGAAGATTGGAACCTGTACGGGGCTGGTGATGGGGATGTGGACCCGGCCGTATCATATAAAGCCGTTGCTGTGCAGACATTTGATGTGCAATTAACCTCCGAAAGGGTTCCTGAAGTTTTCACTGTATGCACATCTTTACCCAAAATAATCATCCATCCAAAAATGCACATACACAGTGAAACTATAACAGCAATGCCAACCCCAATTCTTGTTCTAATTTCACCATAGGTTTTCAAACCTGACGTCAACGCATCAGCCATTCTAATTTTAATTTAGAATTAAAATCCTCCACGAAGTCTGAGAACAAGGTGCAGAGTCGACTCTTTCTGGATGTTATAGTCGGCCATAGTCCGGTCGTCCTCAAGCTGCTTTCCTGCAAAAATCAGACGCTGTTGGTCTGGAGGGATCCCTTCCTTCTGTTCAATTTTCTGTTTTATACTCGAGATGGTGTCAGAGCTTTCAACTTCTATTGTAATAGTCTTTCCGGTTAACGTTTTAATAAAAATTTGCATTTTATTATTTTACGACTAAAATTTTTAATTACGGCGAGCAAGTGAGTACGAACCGCTTGGTTGGCGCACGAGCTTGTGACGCCGACGGGCATCGTAGTTTGCAATTTCCTTGAGCATCTTCTTAACTCGGGCAGTGTTGCGCTGTAACACGGAGGCGTTGTAACTACGGAGCGTGGCCACGGTCCGCATCCCGCGTTGGCGAAGCCGAGCCAGTGATGCGGATGTAGACGGGGACTTCTGGTTACCCGAAGAAGGGCTTGTGCGCTTCTTGTAGTGACGGACGGCCCGGCCCGCATTAGCTCTCATCCACGTACTGAAGTTCAGACCGCTTTTGGAACGGCGAGGAGGGGACATCTTACTTATTCTTACCAGAATTATTCGACCGACGAGAAGGTCCCGCGCCT